CGCAAACCCCAACGCCAAGGCCAAGTATGTGGCCGAGCAGCTGGGCGTTAAGATCAGCTTGGTGTACGCAATTAAGTACAAGAAGAAGACGCCGAGCCCGGCTGTGCCCAAGGCCAAGCCTGTGGACATTGACGCAGTGCACAAGAACGGCAAGTTCAGCGTGACTGTGCCCGTGCCCGAGGCGGTGCAGAAGGAGTTGTTCCCTGAGGCCAAGGCCGACTTGGTCAACCACCCGCCCCACTACAAGGCAGGCGGCATCGAGACCATCGACTTCATCCAGGCCAAGCTGACCCGCGAGGAATACATCGGCTACCTCAAGGGCAGCGCCCTGAAGTACGCCTCCCGCATCGGCAAGAAGGGTGCGCCCGACATTGACGCCGGGAAGATGGCTTGGTACGCTACCAAGCTGCGCGATGTGCTGAACATCTCGCAGTGAGTGCATTGGTTCTCTCCTAAGGGGTAACACCCCAACTGCCCCGCATGCCCCGCGCTGCGGGGCTTTTTTACGCCCTAACAATGTTAGGCATCGCCCGGCCATGTCCGGGTATGCACCAGTTCCCGAAGAGGGCTAGGGTACTTGACAAAGTCAAGGAGGGTGGTAGGATGGGCGCACAACAACGAAGGAGCTACGCTTGGCAGCAACCCCTGAGTCCAAGGTCAAGGACAAGATCAAGGCCATCCTGAAGAAGCACGGCGTCTACTACGCGATGCCTATCGGCTCGGGCTACGGCAACAGCGGCGTGCCCGACTTCCTGTGCTGTGCGGCGGGGCACTTCCTCGCGGTTGAGGCCAAGGCAGGTAAAAACCCAACGACAGCGTTGCAGGACAAGCACCTGGGTCAGATCGTGGCGCAGGGCGGTACGGCCTTGGTGATCAACGAGACAAACATCAACGAACTGGACGAGCTACTGGAGGAGCTGAAATGACTAACACTGTTAGGGAGGCGGTGCAGATGGTGCTGACCCGGATGGAGACGCACCCGGATGATTTTTATGACAACGATCAGCTTGTGCGCCACAGCAGCCCCCGTTTCGGGTGGGTGTGGAACGCGATTAACGGCGGCGGTTCGTACGGCCTGAACGGAGCCGAGATCGACGCACTCAAGCAGGGCTTCGACAAGCTCATGTACCGCAAGTTCCACGACCGGGTGCTTGAGTCGATGCTGAACGAGCCCGAGACGTACGAAAAGATGGCGCAGCAGGGTAGCTCGCTGAAGGCGTCTAAGTTCGTCTTCACTCGGAGTCAGGCAGAGATAGCCGAGAGGCTGGGCGTATCCCCACAAGAGTACGCGAGAGCCATGAGCAAGGTCACGAAGTGAACATCCTAACCATCGACTTTGAGACGTACTACGATCAGGACTTCAGCCTGACGAAGTTGACGACTGAGGAGTACATCCGCGATGAACGCTTTGAAGTTATCGGCGTGGCAGTCCAGACGGGCGACAGCGACCCAGAGTGGTTCTCAGGAACCCGCAAGGAAATCAAACAGTTCCTCGAAAAATATGACTTTCCTTCTAATCTGGCGTTGGCTCATAACGCTATGTTTGATGCCGCTATCCTTCATTGGCATTTTGGCATTTGCCCTCGGGGCTGGCTTGATACTCTCAGCATGGCTCGTGCTGTTCATGGTACGGAAGTTGGCGGAAGCCTTGCTACCCTAGCCCAGTACTACGAGATCGGCGTCAAGGGCGAGGAGGTGCTCAACGCCAAGGGCAAACGCCGACAGGACTTCAATCCGCTCGACCTAGCGAGGTACGGTGAGTACTGCTGCAACGATGTGGCTCTAACCTACGACCTGTTCAATCACCTGTCCGATGGTTTCCCGAAGACCGAGTTGCGCCTGATCGACCTGACGATCAAGATGTTCTCGGAGCCGACGCTGTACTTGGATAGCAACCTGCTGCTCGACCACATCCATGACGTGCAGGTAGCGAAGAAAGAGCTACTCGACGCCGTGACGATGGTGGACAAAGATCAGCTCATGTCCAACCACAAGCTCGCTGCAACGCTCAAGATACTCAACGTCGAGCCGCCGATGAAGATCAGCCCGACCACGGGTAAGGAGACGTACGCTTTCTCCAAGTCCGATGAAGCGTTCAAGGCGTTGCTTGAGCATCCAGATCCGAAGATACAGGCCATCGTTTCCGCTCGGCTTGGGGTGAAGTCCACCATCGAGGAGACCCGCACGCAGCGGTTCATTGAGATCTCTGGGCGTGGGACGATGCCCGTGCCCCTGCGCTACTACGCAGCCCACACCGGGCGGTGGGGCGGGGACGACAAGCTCAACCTCCAGAACCTGCCGCGCTCGTCACCGCTGAAGCAAGCCATCGTCGCCCCGGTGGGCTATGTCATCTGTGACTCAGACTCGTCGCAGATCGAAGCGCGTACGCTCGCATGGATAGCCGAGCAGGATGATCTGGTCGAAGCCTTTGAGAAGGGGCAGGATGTGTACTGCATCATGGCCTCAGCCATCTACGGCAGGACGATCACCAAGAAGGACGAGATGGAACGGTTCGTGGGCAAGACCACGATCCTTGGATGCGGCTACGGCATGGGGGCCAAGAAGTTTCAGGGGGCGTTGAAAAGCGGTCAGAAGCCTGTGGTTGTGGAGTTGGAAGAAGCTCAGCACATCATCAACACCTACCGCGCAGCTAACCACAAGATCACGGAGTTCTGGCGCAAGGCCCACGAGGCTCTGGACTGGATTGCCAACAATCAGACTGGTGAGCTAGGCCGAGGCGGTCTGCTGAAGGTGGAGGGCAAGCGGGGCATCCGTCTGCCCAACGGGATGTATCTGAAGTATCCCAACCTGCGCAAGCGCCAAGACCCCGAGAGCGGCAAATACGAGTATGTGTATGACACCAAGAAGGGTAAGACCGTGCTCCCTAACCGCATCTATGGCGGTAAAGTGGTGGAGAACATCTGTCAAGCGTTAGCTCGTATCGTCATCGGTGAGCAGATGCTGATGATCGCCAAGAAGTATCGGGTGGTGATGACGGTGCATGACGCCATCGCGTGCCTGATTCCTGAAGACGAAGCTGAGACTGGTCAGGAGTTCGTCGAGTTGTGTATGCGCCTGCGTCCCTCGTGGGCTCCCGATTTACCTTTGAACTGTGAGGCTGGACATGGACAAACATACGGAGATTGTTGATTACGCTTACCCGGCGCTGCAAGCTGAGAAGGCGTTGCGTGCGTTGCATGAAGCGGCGCTTGAGGAGAATTGGCACGGGGCACTCGACTCGGCGATCATGACGATCAGGTGGGTGACAGAAGCGCACGCCGCCTTGAAGGTAATGCAGCAGAAGGGTAAGTGATGAACCGGGACGAATACAGCCTGCTGTTCCACAGACTTGAGCTGAATCGAGTGGCGTTCAAACGGCTGATGGATTGCGACGAAGAGGTGCTGAAGTTGGTCAACGCCGCGATTGAACAGGAGCGTGAGGCTTGTGCCTTGATTGCTGAAAAGCGATTTCTTTTAGACGACCGAGGAGCGGCGCAGCAGGGCCACTACGAAGCGTGCAAAAACATCGCCAACGAAATCAGGAGCCGGGCATGAACATCGTCTGGTCGTACAGCAGCCTCAAGACCTTTGAGCAGTGCCCGAAGAAGTACTACCACCTCAAGGTAGCCAAGGACGTTAAGGACACGCCGCATGAGGCGGCGCTGTACGGCAGCGACGTGCACAAAGCCGCAGAGGAACATGTGCGTGACGGCAAGCCCATGCCGAAAAAGTACTCGTACATGGAGCCGATCCTTGAGTCACTGAAGAAGATCCCCGGCGACAAGTACTGCGAGCTTGAGCTTGGCCTTACCAAAGACCTAGCACCGTGCGCGTTCAAGGCGCCTGATGTGTGGTGGCACGGTATCGTGGACCTGCTGATCGTTGACCCGACCAAGGGCTTGGCCCACATGGTCGATTACAAGACGAGCAAGAGCGCACGCTACGCAGATGTGAAGCAGCTTGACCTGATGGCTACAGCCGTGTTCGCCCACTTCCCCGAGGTGACTAAGATCAAGTCGGCTCTGCTGTTCGTGGTGAGCAACGAGTTCGTCCGCAAGGAGCACCACATCGGCAACCGCAATGAATACATCGGCGGCGTCATGCCCACAATCAAGCAGCTGGAACGGTCGCTTGAGCATGGCGTGTGGAACCCCATCACCGGACCCCTCTGCCGATTCTGTCCGGTGAAATCGTGTGAGCACAACAGGAGCTGAAATGAGTAACGAAACTGTTTCCCAAGGTTGGAACGTGATGTGTAACGTGTCCAAGATCATCATCGACGTGGAGAACCGCTGCGGGTATCTGTATCTCCCTAAGCTGAACTACCCGAACATGTCGAGCACGATCCGCCACTTCACCTCGGTGGACCCCGAGTGCAACTGTATCTACACATTTGTCGATGGCCAACCAGACACCGTATACGTGCGTGACGACGACGTTTGGTTTGCACGCCAAGGCGGGGCTCAGTAATATGGATACGGAGGGCTTCGCCAAAGTGCTCAACGAGAACCCCGACCTGACGGCTAACGGCTTTGAAACCGACGCCGATCTGCGTCGCTACGAGAGAAGGACCGGACAGCCGAGGCAGCGTTGCCACCCTCCGTCAATGGAAGGGGTGCAGTTGTGCGTGGAGTGGTTGCTAGGGCACGACGCCTTGGATCGCCGCAAGACGATCAACTACAAAATGACCAGCTACGGATGGAAGCATGTTGCCGAGCGTGCTATGGGCAAGTATGTGAGCAACGGTGATTTCATCTGCGCTGCTCTGTACCTCAAGTACAAAATGAAGCGCGACGGCACGAGCCCTAACGTATACCTAAATATCCGTGATTACAAGGAGCAACGATGACCAACGAAGAGACTGACACCGCACTGATCCTTGAGAACGAACTGAAGCGTCGCGTGAGCGAGGTCGCGCACGAGATAGTGCGTAGGCACGTAAAAGAAATGATCGACGCAGAGTTCGTCAAGCGCAAAAACGACATGCTTCTTGAGGTCAGCTTGACGGTCGGCAAGATGTTGCGGTT